GCTCGCGTATGTTGGCTTGCTTGGCCAAACTGACTGAACACAAGTCTGCAACGGCTCCAGCGTCCATGCACCGGTTGCTTATCGTCCAGCAGTAGCGCGAGAACACGGACAGAATGTCGCTCCCTGACAGCTTCAACTCATTCAGCCACGACCCGCTGACGAAAGTCGATATGGACCTGCACACGTAGCCGAACGAAGCCTGCGGTCCAATCGAGTGTCTGAGGAACTCCGAACACTCGCCCCACGACTGCTTGCCAGGGTTAAAGGTGCTCTTGCTCGCAAGGGCCTTGTCAATAACAGTTCTTGCGTCTGCGTCCGTCTCCACCCCGAGCGTGACGTCGTCACCAGCATGCAGACGGCCCGTCAAGAGGTGCACTGCGTCACCCAACGCCAAGTCGATATAGACGAAGTTGAGGATCGTGTTGATGAAAGTGGTCATGCGCCGGCCAGTCAACAGCCCGTATTTCACGCGCACTGTCTCGCCCATCCTGGCTAGCCACTGGTTGTTCTGTGCTGCAATGAACCACTCCCGTATATCAGTCGGCACGCCTAGAAAGTCACACAACGCTGCTGTCAGTTCAGTTTGCGAGCGCAGGCTGTGCTGTTGCTCGAATCTGGTGAAGTCGAGGTTCACGCGGCGCTTGCCGCGCATGGTCCGTACTCGTAATACTTCGTCTAGCTTGCTGCTCAATCCGGGCGACAACAGCACACTCTCGGACTCCCAATGGCGCTCCACCACTTTCATGAGATAATCTTCGTTCAAATACGACGCTGTGTCACCAGCCTTCAATGGACGCTTGGCTGGGTTGTCGTCTTTCTGCGAAAACGAAGCGTAGATGCCTGGCACTGTCGTGAACAGAATATTGGCTTCCGTTGCTTCCAGGAAGGCCATTCTGTTGCGTTCGATGCCGTGCTGCACGTCTGGCAAGCCGCTGTTAGGCGGGGCGTGGTGCGCGCCGTTGACACAAAGAATGAGCCGGCGCGCCCAGTAGTCATCCTTCGTCGGGAAGAAAGTGTGATAGCGGTTGTTTGGTGCCGTGAAAGCGATCGCCGGCATGGACTTTCGGCACAGCGCGAACACCGCGTCGTACACCACGCCTGGAGCAAAGCGTACGTCGTCACCAGGAGGTGATGGTTCGTGTGACATGTCGGCGAATTCCTTATCAACGTCGAAAGGGATGGAGCCGCGCCCGTGTAGGCAGTTTATCTCGGCGAACAGAGCGAAATCTTCGCTCAGGCATGGGCCGAGTTGCTTGACCAAGTTGGAAAAGCACTTGCTAGTTTCGACGTCGATGAACGTCTCCACCAGATCCAGCAACTGGACGTATATGCGTCGTCGCCAGAGGATGTGATGAAACATAGTGTAACACACCAGTTGGTCGGCCGTCAGGCCTATCAACCCCGGAGCTTGCGACATAATGTAAGCCGCGTAGTTGGGGTTGTGCTTCTTCAAAGAAGCTAGAACGTCGTCGAAGAACAAATTGCACTTCGTGACGCTCGCAGTCTTAGGCTTGCTCGGCCACCAGTTCGTCGATTTGAAGTTGGCACTGGAGATGTCGCTGCGCAGCACTTCAACTGTCTGCGCGTCCAACACGCACAGTGGCTGGTTTTGCGGCCAGCGCTTGAATTGATCGGAGTGCCATGACTCCGTTCTGTCGCTGCGTAACAAGTCTTGTACGAAGCCAGCGTTGTGGTATGACCACTTGGGGTCCGCGCGTTTAGCCACGCGGTGCTCAGCGGCACGCGTTTTCACGAATAACGCAAAGAACCGTTGCGCTAGTGATGTATCGACGGCGCACTGCCGTATTGGCACGCTCTTCAGCGCGCCGAGTAAACTAATAAACATGCTATCATTGTGTGTG